AATGAACCCGGTCCCGGGCTCGACGTTCGCCTTGACCGAAATCACTGGGCGCGGGTTGGCGATGAACAGGCCGCCGCCTTTCGGCGTCTCGGGTACCGCGACGGCCGCGGCGACTTGCATCTTGTCGAGCTCGCGCCAGCGCACGAGATCGCCGTCGATCGCCTTGACTTGCACCGACAGATCATCGTGTTCGGTCGCGGCCTCGTCGGTCAGCGTCGCGGCGTCGGCCGCGGCGGTGTCCATGATCTCGGTCATGCGTCCGACGAGCGCGGCGCGCTTGTGCTCGAGGTTCGTGACGTGTTCGCCGGTAGTCGTTTTCATAGCAGACCTCGGGCGCGCAGGCGCCGCTAACGATTTGACGGTCAAGATCGTCGCGTTCCGGTTCGCCGGAATCGTGACGAGGGATAACTCAAAAATTTCGGTACTCGTGAGGCGACGGACGCCGCCTTTGAGGTATTGCACCCCGTCGCCGACGACGCGGTACCCGATCGAGACGCCCGAGAGGATTCCGGCCTTGATCGAATGCCAGGCCTCATCGGTGCGCGTTTTCAGCGCGCCCGGTTCGTCGATCGAGGGAATCGTCGCCTCGAACGTGATCCCGTCGGCGGTTTTCGCGAGCGTGACGCGGCCGATCGGTTGTTTCTGATCGTGGTGAAACAGGAGCGGCAGCGGGTTGGCGAAGGTGACGCCGGCGGGATCGAGGCTATCGCCCTGGCGATCGAGCTCGGGCGTCGAGGCGATCCCGGTAAACCGGCGCGCCTGGGCGTCGACGGCCTTGATCTCGAGGAGGGCGTACGCGCGATCCACGGGTGGCCGTCGAGCTTGCGCGAGGCTCGGCGCCGTGTCGATTTTTAAGTTTTTTAATCCCGGCGCCCGAGTTTCTTCTCGAGGGCGCGGCGAATGACGGCGGGCACGGTGAGATCGCCGCGGCGGGCCTCGGCGCAGAGGCGATCGAATTGTTTCGACGTCAACGTAATCGTCACCGATTGCGAGGTGTCGCGGGCGTCGAGGCGCGGGCGTCCTCGCGGTTTCATCCCATGACCAGCATTGCGTATTGGGGCGTCGGGACCGCCTGGCCGCGCAGGTAGCCGCCGATCGCGAGGAGCAGCGCGTCGATCGCGTCGATCTTGTTCGGCGAGTCGATCCGCTCTTTTTGCGGAAAGATCGTATCGTCGCCGCCGATCCGCGCGACGGCGTTGCTCGCCTGCCAGCGGAGGCAGGTGTTCCCGTCGTGCCGAAACCGCCCATGTTTGACGCGGGCCTCGAGCTCGCGCGCCGGCGGCGTCGTGGTTTTCGGGTTTTTGGGTTCCGTCCGCGCCGGGAATCCCGAGTTGAACAGGGCGCCCGAGATTTGCACCGATCCGAAATGATCGAAACAGATATCGCGGACGGTGAACCGCGCGCAGGCCGCGCGAATGTCGGCCTCGATTTTCGAGTAGTCGATCATCGTCCCGAAGGTGAGGACGAGCTCGCCGCGCTCTTTCCAGAGGCGATACTCGGGCACGGCCCGCGCCCGCTCGAGCACGACGTCGGCCGGGAGATAGCACGTCACGAAGGCGACGAGGCGATCCTCGTGCTCGAACACGTACGCGACGGCGGCGAGGTCGTCGAGTTGCGCCAGGTCGGCGCCGATCCAGCACGGCGCGCCGGCGAAGGCCTCGAGGCGCAGGTCGGGCGCGGCGCAGGCGTCCCAATGGGCCATTGAGAGCCAGGGCGATCCGGCGTTCGCCCACTGCGAGCAGCACTTGACTTTAAATTCGCCCTCGAGGCCGGGCGTCTGTTGCGCGTCGAGACAATACTGGCGCATGTAATCGAGCGCCGGCGTAATCCCGAGGAGCGGGTTCGCCTTGATCCAGAGCGTCTCGTCCCGCCAGTCGTCGCCCTCGTCGAGCGTGTAGATCATGCCGAGGACGTGCTCGGCCTCGACGACGCGCTCGAGGATCTTGCACACCGTCGTCCGCAGGGCAAACCCGATCGAGAGTTGGTTGTACCCGGCCGTCGTCGGGCACAAGAGGAGCGGGTTCGCCCGGGCGCCCTGCGCGCTTTTCAGCACATCATGGAGCTCGAACGTCTGCGCGTGCGACTCGTCGAGCACGATACACGACGGGTTCAGCCCGTCTTGCGTCGAGGCCTTCGCGTTGATCGGCCGCATGTTCCCGATCGTCGTCCCGTCCCGAATGACGCAGATCGCGTTGACAAACGATCGCAGGCCTTCGCCGCGCAGGTAGCTCGAGCGCGCGATCATCTGTTGCGCGATCCCGAACACGATCCGCGCCTGCGATCCCGTCGTCGCGCCGCAAATCACTTGCGGGCCTTTCTCGTCCTCGCCGAGCAGGTGGTACAGCGCGATCCCGGCCATCAGCGTCGACTTGGCGCCCTTCCGGCCGAGCTCCCAATACAGCGAGGTAAACCGCCGGCGCCGCGGATCCGCCCGCCGCCGCCAGCCAAAGAGCGTCGTCAGCAAAAACACCTGGGCCGGCTCGAGCCGGATCAGCGCCGACGGCCAGCGGCCCTCGACGTGCGGGAGGCGCTCGACAAACAGGCAGACGGCGATCGCCTCCCAATCCTCCCAGACGTACGGCCAGGAGGGATCCTCCCGGGCCCGCGCCAGGTCGGCCGCCTGCCGCTCAACGGCCAGTTTGATCCACTTGCAGGCCGGGATCCGCCCGCTCAGGACGCCGGCGCGGTATTCGGCCGCGTCCCGGAGGTAGGCCTTTGGTAGGCGCCGGCGCCGTTCGTCGCTCTGGGGCGGTCCTGGCGCCTTCTGGGCCCGTTTGCGGCGCGGTGTCGGGAGGGATCCTCGGAGTTGCCGCTCGGGTACGGACACCTTCGGCCGGCCCCGTAACTTACGGGCGATCGGCTCGCCAGGCGCCTCAGACTTACGGGCGCGGGCCTCCGTGTCCTCGGATCCGTCCATATCCTTGTAAGTTGCTCATTCTATTGGTTTTAACGGTATTTACTAACCTCAGCGCAGGGGGTATCCCGGCCTCTCAGGGCCTAACCTTGACCCTCCCCCCACTCGGATCGCGTTTCGATTCATCGACTTACGGCGCGACGTCGGCGAGTTTCGGATCGCGCGAGGATTCAGCGATCTCGGCCGGTTTGGATCTCGGTGTGTTTGCGTTGGGTCTTGCCTTGGGCCGTGCGTCTGCGCCAAGTGGCGCGGGAGCGCGATCCAGCAGCACAACGACCGCAGACGTCCAGTTGATAGGCCTGAGCGTTTTGTGTGCCGCGCGCGCGGCCCTGGCCGTTGCGGCGGCGATTCCCGTGGCCTCGACGGTGCCTCGGTGCGTGAGCGGCGGGCGCAGGTCAAACTCGAACGTGACGCTATAGGTCATTCGATACAGCATCCGGCCCTCCTCACAGCGGGAACCGTTCGATCAGGGTGTACGCCATCAGGCCGAGCCCGACGCCGAGCACGAGGCCAAAGACAAACGCGCCGGCGATCATCATTCGCCTCTCACCGTGTCACGACTGAGTACCTCGAGGCTTCTGCGGAGTAGGGCGTTCTCCTGCTGAAGACGGGAGACTTCGGCCAACAGCCACGTTGTATCGTCATAGCCAAGCAGGTTCATCGGATCATCGTCAAACCGTTGCCGGATCTGCTGGAGGCGTGTGGGGGTGTCGTCAGGGGCGACGGTCATTTACTCGCCTCTCATGGTTTTGTTGCGGTGGCACGGCTTACACAAGGCCTGGAGGTTGCCGTGATCCCAGAACCGCGCGAGATCGCCGCCGTGCGGGATCCGGTGATCGACGTCGAGCTCGAGGCCGACATACGGACAGCCGGCGCAACGGTACGCCGCCTCGACGAGGACGCGCGCCCGCAGGAGCTCCCATCGGCGGGTACTGTACAACCGGCGGATCGCGAAATTGCGCCGGGCGCGATCGCGCTCGTGTCGCGCCTCGAGGCCGCGGCCGGTCGGCGGGCGCATCGGCATCGTTACCACTCGAGGCCCGGTTGCTCGGCCGTTGTGCGTTGCCACTCGGCGATCTTGGGAATCCGAATATTCGACCAGCGCGAAAACCCGGTCCCGTCGAAGGAATCCGCGCCGATGTTGCGCGCAAACCGATAGCGGGTACGGCCATTGAGGCGGCCCATATGGACCCAAATCCCGCGCGCCTTTGCGTACGCGACGAGCGCGGCGACGTCGGGACTCGTTTTATAGGCCGTCGTGCCGCCGATAAAGAGCGCCTCGATCTCCAGCCACGGGACGCGATCAGCGGCGAGGCCGTCCTGCGCGACGAGCGCCGGCGGAAACCCGAGGCCGCGGATCAGGCGCGACCAAAACCACCACAGCTTGAGCGTCGAGGCCGCGTCGCCGACGACGTCGGGCGCGGCCACGAATAAGCATCCGGGTATGCCAACGAATTCCTCAAGCATCCGGACGAAGGCGCCGGCGTCAAATCCGCTAAAGGCGCCGTTATCCATGGCCCACCGTTGCGGGTGCAAGGTGAGCGAGGCCGCCGGCGCCCAGGCCTTCGGGACGATGAGATCGCCGACGGCCGCCGATCGGCGATAGCGCGTCGCGCCGCTAAGGAGTAACAGCACGACGCCTCCGGTAATCCTGATACCAGATCCGATGGAACAAGCAGCGCGTAAATCGGCCGCTCGGCCGGTGACAATAGCGGCATTTACCGAGCAGGCGCCGGGTTGCGCGTAGGGCGCGCTTATAGGCGGCGCGCGGGCCCGGCGCCGTCGCGAGGCCGGGATCCGCGCCGGTAAAGCGCGTTCCCAGACGATCCCGCCTCGCGAGCGGCTTAGTTGCTATCACGACTCAGCACCGCGAGGGCCCGACGGAGCAAGGCGTTTTCTTGCGCGAGCCGGGCGATCTCGGCCAGGAGCTCGTCGCGCGTCGCCGCCGACAGCGTTAGTTGCTGCGCCATGTGCCGTTGACGGACAGCGTATTGAGCGCGGTATCGCTCGACGTCGCCTCCCGAAACAAGGATCCGTTGACAATGATCTGGGCCGACAGAAACGGCGCCTGCACGGCGAACGGAAAGGCGATCGGCGTGACGTCGAGCGAGAGAAAGATCGCGCTCTGCGTCGTCGCCGTCTCGACGACGTACGGGAGGCCGGTGACGACTTGCGTGAGGCCGTCAATCGGATCGGAGTAGCGGATCCGCGCGCTCGTCGCGTTGCCGTTGACGCGAAATTCGATCGTGTTGGTGCGCGTCGTCTCCGGCGGCGGCGCGGGCGTGTTCGGCAGTTGGACGATCGTGTCGCCGCAACCGACGGCGGCGAGGGCGACGACGAGCGCGAGCAGAGGTCTCATACGGTTCGCTTTCTGGCGCTCGGCGCCTTAGCCATACGTTTCGGAGGGTGCACGGGCCGCGCGGCGTTCGCGCGCAGTTTCAGGAGGAGCGACGTCGAGAGCTCGAGCGCCTGGGCGCGGACGCGCAAGGGCACGAGCCCGCGCGCCAGGGCCCGGAGTTCGCCGTCGGTGACGAGCAGCGAGCCCACGATCATCAGTAAAACCTCGCCACATGGCGCGCCAGGTCGGCCGGGATCTCGGCCCGTTCGGCCCGTTGCCGCGAACCATACGATTCTTTTTTCTTGCGAATGACGGACGCCGGGATCAGGGCCGGGATCCCGTCGCCCCAGAGGTAGAACGGCCCGACATGCGTCACGGCGCGCCCGACGAAGGCCTGCGCCGCGCGCACGTTCTCGAGGACGAGCGGCGCGCCGGCCTCCCGGGCGATCCGCTCGGCCGCGCGAAACAGCGCGATCCCGTCGGCCGGGTACGGCGGGTTGCGCTTGCGCGTCCAGGGCATCGCGAACGGCGAGAATTGATCACACGGCGAGCTCGCGACGACGAGCGCGGCGCCGCGGAATTGCGCGCCGTCGAGGGTGAGGCAATCGGCCTGCACAAACTCGGCGCCGCTTGGGTACTTCGGTTGCGCGATGAGGTCGACGCCGACGACGCGGGCGCCGCGCGCCAGGAAAGCCTTCGTCCAGCCGCCGAGGCCGCAAAACAGATCCACGATCACTCCTCGCCCTCGTCGTCGAGCAGGCCGGCGCGGTCGGTTTTGCGATCGCCCGGGATCGCCTCGGCCTCGGCCGCCGCGACGCGCCGCAGTTGTTCGCTATTGCGCCCGACGGCCC